TGACTTTGTAATGCAGATGGTAGTTCACGTTTAACTGTGTCGACTACTGTACCAACATATTCCTTTGGTACATCTGCTGTGTTATCAAATACATTGCCGCCTTCGTATAGGTACATTATATTTTACCACCACGTTTAGCTAGTAAAGCTGTTTTTCTTTGGTCATATACCCATGCATCGCCTGTGGGATATTTTGGATCTGGTTTTACACCTACTAATTTTGCAGTAGGTAATAATTTATCAAGTGCTTCTATTTCTGCCGGTTTTGTTATTTTTGTGCCACCAACAGAAAAATCAGCTGGCGTTGCACCTTTTTTGTGCCAAGTGCCAGAATATGCTTTAAAATATTGTTCACCATTTGCGGCTTGTACTAATTGAACTGTGCCTTCTTTTGGAGGCGGAGGAGTTGGACCAACTGTTTGTGCATTTGCATTGTTCCCGGGCTCAGGTAAACTAAGAGTAGTTAATGCTTGATGTATTAATGCATCATCTTCGGGATTTTGGTTTTTTCGATGAGTGAAGTTTGCCCCCATTAATGCAGACTTTGCAAAATTCTTCCAAGTTTTGCCGGCTCCTTGCCCGAGTATTGGAGTCCCGTTTTTTGTAACCTGAAAGGCTTCAGCAATAATCTCATTAATCTTCACTACGCATTCTCCTAACACCACGCTTGAATTTCTCTGGCTCTTGGGTGCGGATAGAATTGAGTAGTCGACGCTCCAGCTCTCCTGCAGATTCGGCATCGTAGTTTTCACGGATATAGTTGATTAGATTAATTGCACCCTGTATAACATGGGTTGCACGGCTTTCCACAAGATTCTCACGATCTTTGTGTACTAACATTGTGTCTAATTCGTCTAAAATGCTACGGGCCTTCTTTTGCAAGGTATGCTCCAGTTTGTGTTGTATTTATGAGGCTTTATTCTGATTTGGCTTTTAAACCAGCGAGCATTTGCTTGAGCTTGGTGCTTTCTACGGTGCTATTAGGCGGGGGTCCTGCATTATCTAAACTAAATCCCTCCCGGGGTTTGGGAGTAAATTTATCTGTGTCATTTACTGTAGTTGATGTTTTAATACTGCTTAAAATACTGGTTGCAGGTTTGCCAAATGCGCCTGAGCTTTCCTGTCCTTCTTCACCAGGATCAGTAATACGCATAGTTTCAATGTTATATTCTAAGTCAATCTTTTGCCCCACACCAGTAGAACTGCGTGATTTCATACACTGAATTTGATAACGTCCACGCTCTTTCATAGCACGGCTTGTAAAAATACCAAACACGTTATCTGCTGTATTGATCTTAGAAATACCACCTGCAATATGACTATGATCAAACTCAATTTCTTCAACTGCTGAACGATTTAACTGTGAAGCTGTTACTAACAATACATTTAATTCTTGTGACAAATTACGCAATTCTTCTGCTACGTATTTGTCTTTGATAAACTGATCATTGGGATTAACTTTAACTGAAACTGGCATTACCAAGTCCAAGTAGTCAACCATAACAAAATCTACTTTATTATTAGTTTGTATTTGATATTCTTTAATAAAACTACGGATGTCGTTTACGTTACTTTGTGCTGGCAATGCTTTAATACGATATTTGCCTGACTTCTTGCCCACCATCTTAACTTTAAGTTCTGTGGTTTCAATGTCCTTGCGTATTTCTTTTGTGCCAGTGCTCGTTAACATAGCATCAGTTCTTAATGCTACAAGTTCTTCAGAAAGTTCCAATGAAACATAAACACCACTTAATCCTTGTTGTAGCCAGCTTAGTGCGATGTTCATCATAACAAGTGATTTGCCCGAACCCGATCCACCAGCAAAAATATTAAGTTCGCCGCGACTAAATCCACCGTACAATATCTTATCTACAGTAGGCCAACCTGTACTTACTTGTCCGCCTGAGTTGTAGTATTTGTCAATACGTGCTTTAGGATCTGCAAAGTAATCTGTACCTAAGTCTTTTGTTAGTGAAATTTGTACTGCATCTTTAATTAACTTTTCTACAGGGTCGTACTCGCCTTTTTCCAACAAGTCTGCGGATTTAAGAATAGCACGTTCTAACTCCATGCGACGGCTAAATCCTTCAAACTCATTCATAAACCATTCACTGTGCCCTTCTACGGAATCGGGAATTGGCTTTAAGTCTACGCCAGTTAGTGCCTTAATTTGCTCATACGTAGGTAGCGTTTTATATTCTTGCGAATGTGTTTGTATAAACTTTGCTACTTCACGCAAACTGCGATCAAAGTTTTCTGGATTATAAATGTTTTGAACACGCACGAAACTTTGTGCGTCGGTCATCATCATTTCTAAAAATAGCTTTTGGATTTCTGGTGTGTAATCTGTGGTCATATACTTTTAATTATACAATTTTTTCTTACGTAACTCAATTTTTAATCTATTAGATTCTTTACCTTCTATAATGGATTTTAGTGTAAACAATTTACCATAATTTTCTACAGCACTGGCAACGTCTTTATACACATCTTGCCAAATTGGAAAACTAACACTCCATCCATATTCGATAGCTTGTTCAACTAATTTTGCGCCGGCACGATCTGCATCGGGTACTACAATAACTTCACGTCCTAAACTATCAATAATGTCTGCTTGTATTTCTGAACACTCGTTGCTTAATACTGCTACTCCATCTACAGCCATAGCATCAAAAGGTCCTTCACATACAATAACGAACTTAGAGTCTTTTAATTGACGATCTACGTTAAAAACATAGTTAGGCTCATAACTGGAATGATATTTAGGTTTAACATCATCGTAAACAGCACGTGCTGAATACCCTATAATTTCATTTTTCCATGTAAATGGGATAATAATACGCTTGTGTAAATTATACTGTGTTTCTGGAGTCCAATAAAATTCATACTTAGTAAAATCCACCGCACGATTAGCACCGTATATAACTGCTTGGTGCCATTCTTTGGGAACGTCTACATTATCGTTTAATTCATAAAACGTATTAAGCTGGTGAAATGTTTTTGCTTCTTCGGGCAAGGGCCTTGCCTTGAACTTAATTTCTTCCTGCTCTGTTGCTTCTACTATAGTTTCCGGTGCTACTAAATCCCGAATACGTATAGCGTCAATTACTAATCGTTTGATAGTGCCTTCATCGGCGCCAAACCATGCTAATAGTTTTCGGAATTTATAACTTAAATGTCTGCCGGGAGTATAACTTGTTTTAAAATTACAGTTAAAACAGTGATATGATACACCACCGTCGGGATTCATTACTATGCCGCCACGCCCACGGGTATCTGCCGATTCCCCATTGTGTGAACAACAAGGCGCATTAAAACTAATCCAGCCGGATGTGGCATTAGTTTTCCTTTTAGCGGGTAAAATGAGTTTTACTGCGTCTTGAATCGTAGATAGCATCGTACAATTATATATTATACGACGCTATAAATCAAATGGTTTTATACCAATTATGCTGAAGTGATAGTAGCTTTCCAATCCCAAGCCTGTTTATAATCCACATGATTATATTTTGCAGCTTGGTAATTGGCGGCTTTTTGGGCGTCTTGTGTAGTATTGCCAGTAACTTGTGTACCAGTAATAGTTAGGTTTGCCATTTTAGATGCCAACGATACGTTATAGTTTGCCATTTTTGTTTATTCCTTAATATATTTGTTCTACTACAAGAGTATTATTAAATGATCCGCCACCATTGGATTGAGTACACACACTGGTTACTCGATACATGTTATTGTTTGTATAATCGTACATGTTACATGTAAATGTATCGCCAACTGTTGTATATCCAACTGATCCACTGATGTATAATCCTGCGTCACTTAATGCTTGATACCCTTGAGTAACTATTGTCGGTGATGTACCACTAATGCTTTGATATGATCCAGTCATACTAACATAAACACTATTAGCTGTGTATACGTTAAAATTACCATTGCCATTCATAGTAAAAGTATATCCATTTAATGTTACACTATTACCAGTTTGATTTGGTGATGCTGATTTAGTTGGAGCAAAAATACCATTACCATTAACTGTTAGAGTGCCCGAGACATTAGCACCACTTGTTGTAATTTGCACTACGTTTGTAGAGCCAGCATATAATCCAATGGTTGATGGGGCTGTTTCGTACATACCAGTACCGGATCCATCATCCTGGAATGTATATCCTGCCAACGGATCGGCACCAATACCACCTGCTTGTGCTTGTACTTGATTAACGTACAATACTCCAGGACCTGAGGCATCACCACCACCTTCATTACCTAAGTATAAATCTCCGGGGAAGAAGGTTGCTGCTGTTAATGCTAATGAGGATTCTTCAACCCCGCTTACCATCGTACCAAATTGCCAAACAAGAGTAGGAACAGGTCCTTCGCCTATTTCCGATGGCCATACCCCTTGAACAATCGATGTTCCTAATGGGTCAACTATAAGTTTATTGTAAACTGGAGAATTAAAATCTTGCCAAACCAGACTTGCACGTCCGTAATCCGGAGATCCCGATTCAAAGAACGGTTCTATAAAATTAGTCATTGACTGCAAACGAATATTGTATGTAGCTGCTTCATCTTCACCTTCAGAGTCGCCTTCAACATCAACAAGAGTGCTACCAAAACTAGTAGCATTACCATACAATTTTAAGAAGTCATTGGAAATAGTAGCTTCCGTTGAGCTGTTATACGAAAATACATTTCCGGCACCCTCAATCCCTTCATCGTTTTCCATGCCGGCAATTTGATCAGTAATCAATATGCCAGACGGGAATCTACTATTACCGTATTGATCAAACTCCCATTGTTTATAACCCTGTGCTTCAGACCAACTACCAATGCTTGTACCAAACGAATCCGAGAAAACTTCTGTATAGTTATCAGAATCTATGTCTTCCCAACCAATGGCAGACCATCCGTATTGGTTGTCATCGGCATAATGTGATTGTGCAACCATAGCTTCACCGACATACGGACCACTTGAAATGTACTCTGGGCTTAGTGTTAATGTCGGAACTCCCCAAAAATCGTTACCAATCATGCCTTCAGGCAATGCCGATACATAATCTAAACTGGTCCAAGCTGTTACACCATCACCAATTTTCATTGATCCAGTGTCAGTTTCATATCCGGGTTCGCCTAATGCTAATGTTGGATTAGCTGTAGTCCAGTTACTGGCCGTATCACGTCTGAGTTTAATTCTTGTTGTCATAATTTATCCTTGTGCAAATCCACTGTCTACTGTGTTAGTTTCTGTAGCCGAACTGGATCCACCGTCTACTATTGTAATATTAAGTTGTGCATCAGCAGTATAAGCATCACCGTTATCTATATACGCTACCGCCGTACCTGCTTGAATAGCTATTACGCTACTCCAGCGATCGCCAGTCCAAGTATAAGTAACGCCGTTTTCGGCGACCCATTGTTGTCCTGTTGTAGGAGATGTTGGAAATACTACCATTTTAGTCCTTTTTTATATTTATCAAACTCCGTAACTGCCACGGTAATAGTTAAAATTCTGTGTGATTTCGTTGGTAGATAACGCACGATTATATAACATAGCCACAGGAACGTAGCCATCAAAAGTGTCCCAACCGTCCCAACGACGTGCAACGTGATATCCTACAGAACTGGTTAGTGTTGTCGTATATATGTTTGTTTTACTTGATACTAAAGTGTTATTAATGTAAAAACTAATAGTTGCGCCATCGTAAGTAACAACACCGTTATACCAATTACCTGGAACAACCGCATACCCAGTAGGGACTATTTGCCAGCTTCCGGGGTTATAAAATCCAGCATATAGATTGTTATCGTTCCCGGCTCCGTTGTAATACATTAAGGAGTAATTAACTGACTGATTTGGAGTATATCCTGTATAAATGCCAGTGAAGATTGCAGGCAATTCGGAGGTTGATACTAAACTGTTTGCATTGAACCAACAGTTAATAGTCCAAGTTAGTATGTCTGTGCCTAAGTTAGGACCCGCAGCATATTGATATTGTCCAGCAGACGATGTTCCATTGAAGTAAATGTCCCCACCGTACATTAACGTAGATCCGTCGATTACTGTACCTTCTGTTACTGTAGGGCCACCAACGTCAATTTGACCGGGATTACTATAAAATGTAGCGTTATTTCCATTGCCGGATAAATCGTACCAAGTTGATCCCGATCCCGGCCACGATGTTGGATTACGACTATCTAAATGTAATTGTAGTCCTGCGGATACAACTCCCGATCCGTTAATTGATATACCAGATAGGTTTATACCTTGAATAATCATTATGCTACCTTAGTAATAGTTACATAGCCCGGGCCTAGATTATATGCACCCAAGTTTGTTATAGATGCACCACTAAACGAATTAGATCCATTATAGTTACCGTCAGTTGTGGCCACACTAGATGCTGATGCTATAATGAAACTTCCACCACCACCCCCGGAATCGACTACTGGACTAGTTGTCCCGAAGCCGCCCCCGCCGCCTGAATAGCCACCACCACCGCCACCACTCAATGCACCAGGGCCACCACCACCGCCAAATCCGCCAGAGGTATCGTATGTGTTATAACTGCTAGTTACCACACCACCTATTAAGTTAGCAAGGAAACTTTGCCCACCACCTCCGAAATTACCAGAACTAGTACCCGAAAAGTTTGTTCTAACGTTGGCACCGCTACCAACAACACCGTTGCTGTAGAAGCCGCCACCACCGCCACCATCATAACCGTTGGTACTGGTCACACCAACCAAGTTAACGTGAGCGTTACCGCCCTGCCCGTTGAAACCACCGGGTGCTCCTGCCCAACTGTTGCCGCCCCAATTAGTCGTTACAGCATTTCCACCTGGGTTGTAATAGGAGTTGCTCAACCAATCTCCCGGTGCGCCGCCGCCGCCGGCTACAATAATTGGTGTGTTATTTGCTGTATAGACCACAAACGTCCCACCACCTGCTCCTGGTACCGAGAATGCAGCCTGTGAAAATCCATTGGCGCCAGGTTGGCCGACTGCTATGGTAATAACCTGCCCTTGTGTTAATGGTACGGTGGCTTGTATAGTTACCCCGCGGCCGGCGCTGTTATTATCGAATGTAGTATTTCCTGTTATCTCAGCATAACCTGAACGTGATCCAGCCGCAGTAATTTGGTAATTGCCAGTTAACGGAACTGTCCAATATTGGTATCCATTGCCAGTGGTATTGTAGTAGGAAGTGTTCTGCAACCAAGTATTACCTACGTTACTGTAACTATTCCCAAACAGCCATGTCGCATTAGCACCAGTGGGCCCAACAGTATTGCCTGTTAAAAAGGTAAACGTACTAAACGAATACAAATATGATGGAATATACGGAACAGTACTAACGTAATTTCCGCCGTATAAATGACCACCATTAATAATCATTACACTCTCTCAATTGTTAGATAAGGATAAAACGGAGTAGTTGACGATGTTAACATCATACTAACTCTATACATCTTACTGTTTGCACTATCTATTATCTGACAAGTAACCATTGAATTTGCTAAACTTGCCATGAATGATGTACTGCCAATTGAGGCTGGGGTAGTGTTAGCACTAATCGATCCCATTGAACCTAAAGGAGCAGTACCAGATCCAGTATTGAATTGCCAATATAGATTGTAGTTAAATGTTGATGTACCAGATACTGTACTACCAAACAACCAAACACCACCATTCTGGGCAGTAGCTTGAATAACAACGTTATCCAGTGTTACAGAAGTAGGCAGAGATGTAACAACGGCAGAAGCCTTACTGATCACACCACCACCAGGAACAACTACTTTAGCTGTATTCAATATCACAGCACCACTAGCATTAGCAGAGTTGATATAAACGTTAGTAACGTTTGGTAATGTAATATTACCCGTGTTATCAAATGTTGTTGTATACGTTCCAGCTACTAAACTTACGTTCGGTGTTGTACTATTGATAATGTTACCAACTGTTACGTTACCGGAGTAAGTAGCAGTAGTACCGATTGCATTACCATATTGTGTACCAATGATGTTGCCTGTAACAATGTTGGCAGTAACAATAATATTTCCAGCTGTTATAGTACCGGTTATAGCAAATAAGTTACTGCTCACGTTTGCTACAATGCTAGAAGCAGTATTACCACCGGCAAATATCAATACGTTTTTGTTAGGAACAGTTGTACCAATTGCCAAGTTACCACCGGTTGTTGTGCTCAAGTTACCTTGGCTATACAAGTAAGCATCACCGTTGTAAATGATATTACCTAGACTGTTGTTTGGTGTAGTGTTGGTATATCCACTGTTGATAATACCCAAGTCAACATAGTTAGTTGTGTTAGTACCATTGTCTGCTGTTAGGATAACGTCACTTGTTGCGGCAGAACCGTTGTTTAAATTTTGTACAGTAAGTTGTGTGTAGTTATTAACGTTAGCACTAAAGCTCGCTACAGTATTTGCATACCACGGATTTGCCACACCAACATCAAGTGCATAAACACCACCGATGCTTGAATTTCCAGTGACAACGATATTACCGCCGACAGCGGCATTGCCTGTTATAACAGTATTAGAACCAGTGATGGTTAAGTTAGCTGTAATGCCCAATGCGCTGTTTACACTATTAACAGTGATGTTGGCACTCTGGAATGACATTGTTTGGAAAATATTGAATGCCGTTGATGAAGCATTCCATACTGTTGTTCCAGCGCCTGCGGTGTTAGCAGTACCAGTGCCCAGTGCCAAAGATGCGGTATTTTGCCCAACTTCAAGTTGACCAATGCCGGCAGTACTTAAAGCATAAGAAGCACCGTTAGCCCAGAATCCCAAGTTTTGTGTTACTCTCGTCAATGGATTACTATTGAGGATTGTGCTCCACACTGCACCCAAATTACCAAGTGTAATAACCTGTGCGTTGGCTAACAAGTTTGTATATGGATATCCAACGTTGATTACGTTTGCAGATGTGTAATAAGCCGCAACGTTTGCGTTGCTATATGTACCAGATTGTGGGTTTGCTAACAAATATGATGCCACGTTGCTGTTGCTATATGTTGATGTAGTAAAATGTGCGTTAGCCCACGTTTCGTATGCACCAACGTTAGCTTGTAGTGTTGCAATATTAAGATTGGCCGCAGTTACGTTAGCATTAATGCTAGTAATGATTGAACTTGTTGGCAAGTAACTGGCTACGTTAGTGTTACCATATGCAGATGTTTGGTATGCAGATAATGGTATGCTCTGCCAGATGCTAGTGCCAGTGGTATACGTTAAGTACTGAGTACTACTACTAATCCCGTTTGAAGTACCGGTATCAAAATAGAAGTTGCCTGCGCCATCATCACTCTTATACGTTACAGGAATTTGAGATGGGCCAGATGTCCATGTGATACTCGGGCTTGTTCTCAACCCTGTCCAATACTGACTTGCTACACTATAAAACTCTATCATATTATGGCCAGCACTATAGTAATCATCGAAACTAGAGGATATTGAATAATTACCTGTTTGTATAGTACTGCCGCCATACACAGCTTGACTTACATATAGATAGTTAGAATCTGCTCTAAGTTCGTACTGTTGGTCGCCGGCGGCGCCTACCGATGTACTTGGGGCCGCAGTAGTTATAGTTAGATGTGCACCAGTAACAATATTACCAGTTAAGTTGCCTGTAGTTGAAATGTCAGTAGTAGTTAAATAACCAGCTACATTAGCATTACTATAAACTTGCGTTTGTAGTGTAGAGATATTAACGTTAGCGGCCGTTACATTAGCATTAATTGTTGTGATACTACTTGTAATTCCGCCAAGTGCGCCGGCTTCTGTAGCCAAGTTAGCGGCTATCTGACCCAGTGTATCTAATGTACCTGGTGCGGAATTAATTAAATCATTGATCTGCGTAGTTACATAAGTTTGTGTAGCATAACTACTTAAATCTACACTACCGCCGGCTGTGTACATTACACTATTATCAGGGAATGTTATTCCACCATTATCACCGAAACTCCATACATAACTTCCAGCTTGAACTGTTACGTTAGGTTGTGCGCCGAATAAATTACCCGAAGCATGAATATCACCTGTAACGTCAAGTTGATATGCCGGAGATGTATTATTAATACCAACTAAACCTGTGGTACTAATATATAATTCTGTAGTAAAGACGTCTATATTTCCAGAGAATACATCGGATGCATTTACTTGACCAAGTCTTAATGGAATAGAATTTGTGTGAACTAATGAGCCTTCTTGACCATAATATTTTACTAAACCAACCCGACTATTATTACTGGCATCAACACCAATACCAGAACCTTCTGCTTCAGTTCTAATAGGACCAGGAGTTTCTAAAGTTCCATTTGAGTCTAGAGTAATAGAGTAACTACCATTGATTAATTCATTGGTTGTAGTATTAATGCCGCTTAATATACTTGATCCATTTGCCCAGTTGATAATAGCGCCATCATTTAGTGTAATATTACCAAGACTATCGTATCCGACCATGTTCTCAGGAACAGACTGTGGACTTGCGTCAACTGGAATTACTTGATCGCCTTGTAATATGTTTACATATAAGCGACCATCATTTGTATCATAGAACAGTGATCCAGCACCGCCAAAAGCTGTACTACTTGTTGGCGCAACATTACCGGTGTATGCAGTATATTGATTCGATCCATCTAAGAATTGTAAAGAATTGCTTTCTGCGTTCCAACCAGCATTATGCCATGATCCATTTGTAGTAGCGAACCAAGCACCGGTATTGTTTACATACCAAGTGTTTGTATATCCGTCTGAAGGATTATTGTTCATCGCTGACGTGCCATCAGTATAAGGTGTTACATAAATGTCACCTGTATGCCCCGATGCTGTGTCATGATGTATCTTTGATCCACCATTTAAAATTATAGAGTCTACTGATACTAAACTTCCAGTTACATCAACATTATTAGCAAAGAAAGCATCCTGTGTATCACCACGTAATTCAAATATGCTTGCACCGCCGGCTTGCCCTACTGTAAACCCATCCGGTCCTGAACTACCACTTCCAACAACAACGTCTATGGTGGTTTGTGCTGTTGTTTTGGTATATGCATCAAGGTTATACCCCATGCGCCAATTTGTATCAACAGATGGATCTTCTCTAAAATCTATAACACCGCCGTCGGGCAAGAATACATTGTTCGCCCAGACGTTTGTATTACCAGATAATCCTCCGGATATACCACTTAAAATACTCGATCCATTTGCCCAATTAATTTGTGCGCCATTGTTTAAAGTAATGTTACCAGAAGGGTCATAACCAACCATGTTAGCAGGAACAGACTGTGGACTTGCGTCAACTGGAATTACTGTACTGCCTTGTAATATGTTTACATATAAACGACCGTCTGTTGTGTCATAGAATAGCGTACCAGGGCCACCTGAGACAACATTACCAATGGTTACTGCACTTCCTAACCATGCTGTTGTTTGTACACTACCATCATTAAATTGTAAGGCTCCTGCAAGATGCAAATTACCCATGTTATCAAAATTCCATGTGTAACTATTTGCACCTTGAGCAATTAAATTAATATTACCTTGACCTTCTAAATACGTTGTGTTTCCGCCATCAACACCGAGATACGCCATCTCAGTGCCATTGTAGTAAATGGTTAAATCGCCGTATGGGTCAAATACGTACTGTGAAGTTGATCCGTTATTATCTGTAGTATTAACTGTAAATGTATTAGTGTTAATACCGCCCGGGATATGCAAATTAGCATCTGTGCCAAATGTCCAAGTATTTCCGTAGTTGTTTTGTAATTCAAGATTAGCTGCAGGCCAAATAATAGTAGCAACACCGTATTGGTTACTTGGTAGATATGTATTACCCGATGAGTCGAATATCCATGCAGCCTGTGTCAGATCTGTACTACCGGTAGCAGAATTACCGTTGGAACTTAAAATCCAGGTTGAAGCTTTAGCGTTACCGCCGACACCCAAACCGTCCTCAAAGACAGCAACATATCCAGTTAGTAACTCGGAATTATAAATACCGATTCCCGAAAAGCTGCCTTGCGAATCAACATTTGCAGATACAAATATTCCGCCCCCAAATGGCCCAACGTTACCACTACCAGTAACAAGCGAGTCGGTAGTGGTTATAGTATTAAATGTTACGCTGTCGGTTGTGTTTAATGATTGATTAAATGGGTTACTACTAATAGCATTTCCGTTAACTAATAAGTTGCCACCGGAACTAATAGTCAATGGAATGTTGTTTACATAAATTGTATCGCCGCTAACGTATAAATTACCTGTGCTGTCAAGTGTTGCAGTATAACTACCGTTGATTAACTGATTAGTTACACCTGTAGGACCCATCGGCCCAACATTACCCTGTATGCCTTGTATACCCTGAACGCCTTCGGGTCCAGCAGGTCCAATATTACCTTGTGGGCCAGCAGGTCCGACATTGCCCTGTATGCCTTGTGCGCCAGTGGGCCCGACATTGCCCTGTATGCCTTGTGCTCCAACATTACCCTGTATGCCTTGTATGCCTTGTGCGCCAGCAGGACCGGTAAAGCCTTGTGGGCCCGTAGCGCCTTGTATGCCTTGTACGCCTTGTGGACCACTGGGTCCAACAATTTGTCCTGCATCGTGCCACGCATTATCTGAGCCCCAGAACCAAACATGTCCAGTGTCGGCAGTGATATATCCGTTGTCTAAACTATTGCCCGAGGATGGCAAGGCAGATGATGTAGATACTGTTCCTAATAGTGTTACACTAACGCCCTGTGGTCCAGTATTTCCTTGTACACCCTGAACACCTTGTATGCCTTGTGCGCCTGTTGCGCCAATATTTCCTTGTATGCCTT